TGAAGGTGTCCAATTAGGAGTTAGTTCTCGTGGAATGGGTAGTTTGAAATTGAATAAAGATGGTATCAACGAAGTTCAAGACGACTTCTATTTAGCAACAGCTGGCGACATCGTATCAGATCCATCTGCACCAGACGCGTTTGTGCGCGGTATCATGGAAGGCAAAGAATGGATGATGGTTGAAGGTCGATTTGTAGAACGTCACCACGACGAAGTGCGTTACGCTATCAGCAATGCAAAGTCAAAAGATCTTGAAGCTGTTAAGTTACATGTTTTTGAAAGTTTTATTAATCAAATATCGAAATAGTATAAATATTAGAAAACCCGTTTTAGGAGACCTTAAAATGTCATTAGAAACAAAAATTCGTGAGCTCATGGAGGCTAAAAAAGCTAAAGCTAAGCAATTAGATGAAGCTCTTGGCCAAGAGGGTGCTGTTATGCAAGGCAGCTCTGAAAAAGCTCAATATACTGAAATTGATCCACATTCTGGTGCTGCAGTTAATCCAGAGGATTCTACTATTAAGAAAGGTGCGCCAGAAGCTCAAGTTAATCAAGGCTCAAGCGAAAAAGCATCTTATACAGAACAAGATCCACATAATGCACAAGCAGTAACATCAGCTCAAGCAGTTCAAAAAGGTCAAGGCGCAGGCCAAGCACCTAATTTTGAAGCTGGAGTAGATACCGCTTCTGTTGTTAATCAAGCAAACAGTGCTGGCAATGTTAAAAAAGAAGCTGTAGATACAGATTCTGAAACTGCTATCACAGAAGAAGATTTAGACAATATCGAAGAAGTGATTGCTGAAGTTCCAGCAGAGCCACGTAAGATCGACATGAAAATGGAAGATTTACGTAAAGATATTGAATCTGTGTTTGCAGCAGATACTAATTTATCAGAAGAGTTTAAATCTCAAGCTGGTAAGATTTTTGAAGCGGCAGTTATTGCTCGCGTCAATAGCGAAGTCGAAGCTATCACAGCTGAATTGCATGAACAAAATGCAAATGACTTTGAAGAGCTCAAAGAAGGTCTTGTAGAGAAGGTTGATTCATATCTAAATTATGTTGTAGAACAATGGATGAAGGACAATGAGATTGAAGTGGAAAATGGTCTTCGTGCAGAAGTTGCTGAAGATTTCATGATTGGTTTAAAGAATCTTTTCCAAGAGCATTACTTTGAAGTACCAGAAGATAAAGTTGACGTCTTAGAAGACATGTCTACTAAGGTTGACGAAATCACTGGCCGTTTAGATGAAACTATCGAGGCTAACATTCAATTGAAAGCCGAACTAGACGAAATCAAACGTAATAGAATTATTGAACAAGCGTGTCATGATCTCACAGCTACGGATGCTGAGAAAATGGCTAAGCTTTTAGAAGGCGTAGATTTTGACAACGAAGACCTCTTCATTGAAAAGGTAAAAGTTGTTAAAGAAAATCATTTCTCTAAAGCAGCTCCATCTAGCCCAGAAAAAATGTTAGAAGAGTCAGCACAAATTGGAAATGATCCAGCAGCTACAAAAGAAGTACCATCACAAGTAAAACACTATGTAGATGCGCTTTCTAGAACAGCAAAAGTTAAACATTTATAAATAATAGAATCAACAATTCCTTCAGGAGAAAAACTAACATGTTGACAGAACAAATTCAACAAAAGTGGCAAGCAGTGGTTGAACACCCTGACTTACCAGAAATTAAAGATGCTTACAAAAAGCATGTAACAACAGTTCTTTTAGAGAACCAAGAAAAGGCTCTTATCGAAGAAAAATCAGCTTTATGGGAAGCTACTCCAGCTAACGCTATGGGTGGTGGTTTTTCAGGTCAAGTTAACTCACCAGCAAACAGCAACTTAGCAGGTTATGATCCAATCTTAATCTCTTTAGTTCGCCGTGCAATGCCTAACTTAATGGCATATGACGTTTGCGGTGTACAACCAATGACAGGCCCAACTGGTTTGATCTTCGCTATGAAATCAAACTATACATCACAAGGTAATACAGAAGCGTTATTTAACGAAGCTGATACAGACTTTGCTGGTTCTTCAATCACAGCTCACGCTGGTTCAAACCCAGTAGCTTCACCATATACAACTGGTGTTGGTATTGCTACAGGTGACGCAGAACAATTGGGTGATACATACGCTTTCGGCGAAATGGCATTCTCAATTGAGAAAACAACTGTGGCTGCTAAGACACGTGGTCTTAAAGCTCAATACACAGTTGAATTAGCACAAGACTTGAAAGCAGTACACGGTCTTGACGCAGAAGGTGAATTATCAAATATTCTTTCACAAGAAATTTTATTTGAAATCAACCGCGAAGTTATTCGTACAATCTACTCTGCAGCTCAACCTGGTGCACAAACTGGTGCTACAACAACATTTGGTGTATTTGACTTAGATACAGATGCTAACGGTCGTTGGTCAGTAGAACGCTTCAAAGGCTTACTATTCCAAATCGAACGTGATTGCAACAGTATTGCTCAAACAACACGTAGAGGCAAAGGTAACATTCTAATCGTATCAGCAGACGTTGCATCAGCATTGTCAATGGCTGGTATCTTAGATTACACACCTGCTCTATCAACTTCACTTAACGTTGACGACACAGGCAATACATTTGCTGGTGTATTAAATGGTAAGATTAAAGTTTATGTGGATCCATATTCAGCTAACTTGAATACAGCTTCACAATTCTACGTAGCTGGTTATAAAGGTACATCACCATATGACGCAGGTATGTTCTATTGCCCATACGTTCCATTACAAATGGTTCGTGCAGTAGATCCAGCAACATTCCAACCTAAAATTGGATTCAAGACACGTTATGGTTTAGTTACTAACCCATTCACAAGTCTAACAGCTGGTACAAATACATACTACAGACGCGTTCGTGTTACAAACTTAATGTAATAGTTAGGTTAGTAGTAGGTAAAAATGGGAAAAGGAGGCTTCGGTCTCCTTTTTCTTTTCCTATAAATATAGTTTAAGGGTCTATGGTCATAATGGAGCCTCACCGTGAATTAAATACTAGGTCAAGTGTTTTGACAACAATTATTGGAAAATAAATGAGTACAACGACAACAAGATTTACAGCTACATCGAGCTTCTCTGCAATATACGAGGCTGATAACAGTATCAACACAAATTACTTAAAGCCTAATAGTTTTAAGTTTATGGTAGCTAAACTTCCTAATGTAACCTATACATGTCAGAGCGCTAACTTGCCTCCTGTCCAATTAGGCAATGCTTTACAACAAAGTTCGTTTGTAGATATTCCTCATCCAGGAGATAAATTAGTATTTGGCGACTTCACAATTAGATTTTTAATTAATGAAGATATGTCAAACTATAAAGAGCTTTATGATTGGTTAGTTAGTATGGGTGTACCATCAAGTGGTAATCAATATAGAACTCTTGGCAATAGAGCTTCAGCATTTGATACTGACAAGTATCAAGCTCTCTTTAGTGATGCATCGCTTGTTATTCTTAACAGTAACAACAACCCCGTAGTAAGATTAAGCTTCCAAGATTTATTTCCAGTTGGATTAGAAGGTTTAGACTTTGATCTAACAACACAAGGAATGGAATATTTTGTAGGGATTGCCTCTTTCAAATATAAATTGTTCACAATCGAACAATACTAGTTGAACCATTTATATTATTCATTATAATAGCTAGTATCCGTCGTAATGTCGGATATTATACGTTATAATAGGTGATATGAAATTAACTGATCTACAAGAAGAATGGAAGAAAGATTCTGTCATTAGTGAGACCGATTTAGGATCGGAATCAGTTAAGACAGCAAAACTTCATTCCAAATATTTAACTCTCCTATCCAATACAAGACTTCAAGTTCGTAAGTCCGAATCTGATTATCTTTTATTGAGAAGAGTGAAGTATCGTTACTATCGAGGTGAACTCGACCAGAATGAGTTGGATGCCAAAGGATGGGACCAATGGCAAGGAATAAAACCCATTAAGAGTGAAATGGATGAATTCCTATCAACGGATCAAGATCTAATCCAATTGCAGGATAAGATTGAGTATCTTAAGACGGTCATGTATGCACTAGAAAGCATACTAAAGAGTTTAAATACAAGAACATGGGACATTAAAGGGGCAATAGAGTGGACGAAATTTACTAATGGCCTCATGTAATGTCCGACATATCAGTTAAGTTCAAAGATCACGTCCATGCTCGTATTGATACCGATCCTGGTATCATGCAAGAGCTTTCAGACTACTTTACATTCGAGCAGCCAGGAGCTAGGTTCATGCCTCAGTTCAAGGCTAAGCTGTGGGATGGAAAAGTTAGACTCTATAATATGTTTACAAGAGAGCTTTATGTAGGCCTGGTTCCATATGTAGAATTATTTGCAACAACTATGCAATACTCAATCGATCTTTCTGAATGGAAGAAGTCTTACAAAGAAGATAGATACGATAAAGATACAACACTGGAGTATGTTAAAAAATTAAACCTCCATGGGCACGGTAAGCCAATTGAAATCAGAGACTATCAAGTTGAAGCTGTTGATAGAAGTATAAATGACTTACGAACTCTTCTATTA